CTTTGCTCGCACGATGGACTCACCCACCACTCGTGTTGCCCAAAAACCGGTGATATCCAAGATGGACGGAACGTCCGAAACGCTTGCTGGGGTCGCGCCCAGTAAGGAATTCAAGTCAAGGATACCGCGCCCAGTTAGGCCTGTTGTTGTTAGCAAGCCGAATCAGTTTGAAGGTTCTGAGGGTCAAGATAACAAACCAATCGCCAGCACTAGCGGTCTGCCTAAGGTTAAACAACCGAGACAGCAAAAGACCAGCAAGCCGGCACAAACTCCCGCTCCGGCGGATGGCGCTCCGGCGCTTAGCAGAAAGCAGAAGGCTCGCGAGGCGTACTTAGCACGCCAGGCCAAACGCGACGCCGCTAGAGCTTCCGCTCAAAATCTGGTTAACATCATGCGTTCAGTGAGAAATGTCAACGCTAGCCCAAACTTGAGCTCGATAATTCGCAGTGTACAAACACAGAATGCCCTCACAAGGGGTGTGAATGCCAACGCAAAATCGGCATCTGCGCAATCATCGGGTAAGAGACAAGCTCCTCTCGCTCCGCAAAACCAGAAGACACTCCCTGTGTCTGTTGCTCCAACAGCAAAACAGCCTGCAGTTTCAAGCAATAAGTCTGTTTCGCAGCCAGCTAAAGCTAGTAAGACTGCGACAACACAGCCGGCTAAGTCCGATACCAAGGCAAAATCAATGCAGACCGTCACTTTGACTGGTCCGGATTTGTCTGGTATGAGTGTAGTGGTTAGAAAGTCTGACGTCGTTTCGTTACCAGGCGATCAACCAACCACGAGCACAGCTCCGCCAGCAGCCGCTGCACCTGCTCCCGTAGGACAACTTGCCATTATGCCGCCCCAAAACCCACCTCACATCATCTGGAGGAAATCCCCATGGTGGCGGCGATTGATCTTCAAAGAGGCTCCTTCTCGCCTTGAGATCGATCGGCATGATAATCTACACATCGGAACATTGTTGAAGCACAAACATTGCCCGCGAGGACTCACCACAGGTGAGGAAATGGTCATCCCAGAACTACAGAGTTATCTTCTGATGAGCAAATTTTCGAGCTACTCTAGCCGAAAGGAAACTCTCGACCATATGGAAAAAATCGCGCGCAAGTTTTGGCGAGACGAGAAGAAGATAGATTTTGGAAAACTATCACCCCAAATGGTCAACCGCCATCTGATTACGATCCAGAAGGTTGTTGACGAACAGACCTCGACGTACCTCCTAGCTCAGGAGACTCAAAAGATCAGTCGTAAAGGTCGATTCCAAAACCTAGCCTTCTGGAAAAGGGAAACCCACACAACGTCACCTGATTGGGCCCCTTTATACGATCTCCCCCAGTAAGTCTTCAAAGGTGTCTCCCCCTCTCTACCATCTGTCAACGAGGGGTTGAGTTGCTTCCGACCGCCCCTTGGAAGCATGTCACCACCATCATAAAACATTCCGAAAAATTGTGTAGAGAACAGTCCTACCCTGTCATGTTTCCTGATCCTTCCTTGCATGGCAGAACAGCCGAACGTTTCATCATGACGTCCTGTGTCCACAACGACATAGTCGGCTTACGGAATCGATACATGAAGGAATCCCCCAACAAGTTTGGTCCCAAGCATCCAGAGTTGTTTCAACAAGCCATTGACGAGCTCGTTGCCGCTTTAAAGCCTAATTTCAAAGGAGTTAAACCTCTTAAAGATCTTTTGGCCAAGAAGAAAGGTAAATTGAGAAGACGCTACGATGACGCAGCGCGAAACATCCTCGAAAATGGTTTCCATCTGGAGAAACACTCTAAGGTCAAAGCGTTCATCAAGAACGAGGTTTACAACGAATGCAAACCTCCGCGAATGATCATGGGTCGGGACCCACGGTTTTTTCTCGCCTATGCGCCTCTCATAGATGCGATTGAAGATGCCATGAAACACTTGCCGGAAATTTCTAAAGGACGCAACTTCGCAGAACGAGGTTTGCAGTTCTTCGAAAAAGTACTTGGGGACGTAATAGCTGGGATTGACTTCCGAAAATTTGAGTCGACCCAGTCACTTGAACTACTCGCCCACATCGAGTTGTCCATTATATTCGGACTCATTGAGGCTGGTCTGTTCGGTCGCGCCATTAAATTATGGGTAGCCAAATTGAAGATCGAAGGATATACTCTCCATGAGATATACTTCATGCTCTTTGGTCTACGGTGCACCGGAGAAGCAGACACGGGGTGCTTTAACACACTCATCACTTGGGTCGCCTGTCGGTATTGCGAGCTGGTCAACAAGCTCGGAACACGCAATTTCATCTGCGATGGCGACGACAACCTGATGCGCATCCCACTAGGGGCTAACTTCGTTGACACTTTCGCGGAGTTAGGTCTCGACGCCAAAATCGAAATCTTTCACGATTATCATGACGTCGAGTACTGTTCTGGCCGGTTCATCCAGATCACTCCTGGCGTTTTCCATTACGTTCAAGATCCACGTAAGCTGATGCAGAACTTACCTGTTTTCAGGAAAAAGAAGTTCGAACATTGCATGGGAGTCTATTATCATTCACTAGGGTACATGTACAACGTGTTGTATCCAAACTTTCCGTTATATTCCAACATCGGGAAGTTTTTGATGAAGATGGCTCCCGGAAGGCACATCAGTATGGAGATGCTAAACGAGATAAACCCCTCCCATGCTGAGGCGTTCTCGAACACCAAAGAGAAAGTGAGCATTGATTATGACCTTGTGCGGGTTGAAATAGCCATGAGTTTCAACTACACATTAGAGGAGGTCAGGCGCTACGAGGCGTGGTATGACGAACACCAAGTCATCCTCCCCCCGGAAAACAACAAGCGCTACAATGCTGAGAAGACACCCGCCGTGTTACTCACTGATCAACAAATAGATCAAGTTGAACAGATAATTTCTGAATCCGTAGACAAGCACGTTTTCACGAAATCTTATCGCGACTACATAATAGGACCTCTATTATTATTGTAGTACGTAACACCGCGCTCCGGGCCAGAAAATATAGGAGCGCGTACGATCCCTACCGCGTGGCGGGACCTGGG